GACATAGATACTGAGGAAGCTAGCACCGCGTGCGACTGGACAAATTATGACATAAGAGATTTAGGGGCATACTAACAACTAGGGGGAGCAATCCCCCTTACTTACAGGACACACTATGGATTACAATACAATATACCAAGAGATGAGAGACTGGCTATGTGATTGCTACCAAGAAGAACATGATCAAGAGGTGATCAATGAGATGAGCAACACGCAATTAGTTTGGGCTATCAATAGATTATACGATGGGGGGGTTAAGTCCTTTCTGCAAGTTATGGAGGCTTAAGATGGCTACAATAGATATACTAGTACACTTTAAAGATGAGCGAAAATGGCAAAAGATAGCCTTGAAAATGGGTCGATATCATAACTCAAACAATCGTATTGCAGCGTTTGGGACTATGAGAAAAGAAGATATAGATTGCATTAGGCTTGCAAGTGACCCGGATGGTTATTGTTGGGTTGGGCACGAGGGAAAAAGAATTGAATTTACCTAATCACGGGGCGAGCAATCCCCCTTAAAATATCGAGGAAATATGACTAAAATTAACAACAAAAACGCTCGGCAATACGTCGAGCGCTTAGAGTCTTTTGAGGGTAGCAATCTATCAGCAAAAATGGAGTGCAAAAAATGGTACGTTGTACGCTCTTATCAATGGTATCCAATATTTGCTTACGATTGCGGGGCTAAGCAATGGTACGAAAATATTGATAGATATAGCTCTAGCACAAGTAGACAACAAGTTCATTGCCGGCCGGAAGGGAAAATACAAGGATTAAGCAAGGACGCAATGGACGCATTTTTAAAGGTAGGGACAAAATGAAAACGATAGCAGACTTAAAACGTGCAATGATAGCAGGCTCCAAGTGGGCTTGCTATAATCATATCTATCAAACAGATATGGGAATTCGCCAAGTATCGAAAACTGATTCTGTCAAGGTCGCTTTTATGACTCGCAAAGACGGCGTATGGATTAACTCTTATTTTAACTGGCCTAGCAAAAAGGACGTAGAATTTGAGGGAGACAAAGTAAATATATATTGGGAAGAAACAAAGAACACAGAGCGCAAGTTAGCTCTAACATACACAAAGGCAGATTAACATGGACGATTTAGAGATAAAAATACCCGCATACGACGATATATCACCGTATGGGGGGGTTAATGAATACGCTGACCTTAGTGGCGACTACTGGCAAGTGATTATCGAGGATTTCCAGTATCTATTTTATAAACTTGAGGATAGGGCTTTTATATTTCAAGGTAATCTGATTAGACATACTCAACTACAAAGAGGCGGAATACAATACAGACATAATGCTTTTCTAGAACTAAACGAGGAAAAGGAAAATGACCGTAATTAAAACGCTTTTTTGCTCTTGTTGTGGCGCTTGGACTAAAGGCCGGCAATGGCACAACAGAGATATTGGGTATGGATTATGTGGAGAATGTGCTAACAGACTCAAAGATAAAGAGGAAATGGAACGATGTTATGGCAAAGAAGGGTATCATTATTTTTTAAATCGAGAGGTAGAAAATGACTAAACAAACACAAAAAAAATGGTTTGAATATTTCGAACGGCGGAAAAGAAATAATGGAGATTATTTTTATTGCTTGACTGAAGGGGCTCCTGATGAATTGTGTAATCTTGTGCGTGATGATATACACCGACAGCTTTGCGAGGAACCGATTCCTAACGATTGGCTATATGAGACTATAGCCGAGGCATTTGAGGCGCTGGAAGATGATGATATCGAAGACGTTAGCATAGAATCCGATGTTTATGACTCAATGCTGTTAGATTGGATGAAAGAATCTTACGCTCAAGAGTTTTGTATCGAGGCGGAAGAGGAATTAGGCGAATCACATGGAGATATTTTGGCTAAAATTGGATATGGGCAATGGTTTTTAAAGACAAGAATTTATGAGAAAGTCGATAAATTTATGAAAAACAACTAAATCACTGGTAAGGGCGAGCTGTTAATTGCCCTTGCTTTATTTATAGAAGGATTATATGATGACCCAATCGTTGCAAATGGAAATACAAATAGCTAAAGATCAACTGATTAAATTAAAAAATAGCTCAAGCAATCCCTTTATAATTCAACTCATACAAGAAAGATTGCGAGGGGATATATCAAAATGGGAGAGTAAAATAAATGAGAAAGCCGACGAAAAAAGTACTATGTGTACAGCTTCCAGCCGAGTTATGGGAAGTTTTGGCTCGCTTGTCGATAGATTTAAGCGTTTCAAAAACAGAAATTATTGTCCAATATCTACGATTCTTGCAAAAAATACCGGAAAAAAAACGGAAAGATCAGGCGTTATATGAAAATCGATATGAAACAGAGTACAAATTCAGTGGAGGAAACGCTAACGGCTTTCCTTTCTGACTTGTCAATGCACAAGTCAAAACATACTGTCTTAGCGTATGGCTCTGATGTTAAGGACTTTATAACTTGTCTATCTTCACTTGGTATAAAGAAAATCAATAAAATAAAAAAAGAACATGCACAAAAATATTTACAGGAAAAAAAACAAGATGGTTATTCCGCAAGTAGCCTTAATCGGTATTATAATTCTCTGCATAGTTGGGCCGTATTTATCCGACGAAATGGGATAAGAACCGACAACTTTATGGATGACGTGAGCGCCCCGTCCGTGCAATTTATTCCCCCATTTGTTCCCTCTCAAGACCAAATTCATAAATTGCTAAATATGCCATTGGAGGGGACATATCAAGGTGACAGGGATAGGTCGATACTGTCTTTGCTATACTCGAGCGGCTTACGGGCCGCAGAGTTATGTGCGCTCAATCGCACTGATATCACTACAAAAAGCATAATTATCAGACAAGGTAAACGAGGCAAAACTCGCACGATTCCTGTATTACAAGAATCTATAGATCTTATTCTCGATTATTTAGCGACATGGAGAGATGACGACGACGAGCAAGCTATGTTTGTCTCGCAAAATTGCAAGCGTTTGTCGGGTCAGTACTTATCTATGCTTGTTAGTCGTCATGCACGCAATTGCGGCCTGAATGAGGTAACACCGCATACGTTACGACATGCTTGCGCTACGCACTTGCTAGACGCTGGCGCTGATCTTAGACTGATACAAGAGATACTCGGGCATTCGAGTATAGCGAGTACTCAACGTTATACGCATTTGTCTAGTGCGACTATGCAAGAAAAGTTTAATCAATTTCATCCACGGGGAAAAAATGATTGAAAAAAAGAAATTTTCATTTCTTACTCTCGAGGATCGAATAATATTATATGAAGGAAGGAAGAAAGGCTACTCGGCTAGGCAACTGGCTGCCAAGATTAGTAAGAGTCCCATGACTGTCCTGCGTGAATTTAAACGTACTAGTCACATCAAAAATTGCACGCCTGAACAAGCTGATGAGATTGCAAATAAAGTAAGGATAAAAAAAAATTCAAATCTTCATGATCATCATACAACAATTCAAAGTAGATTAACAAACTTAGAATTTCAAGTCGAAATTCTTTCAGACACAATAAAGGAAATTTTAAAAAATGGAAAAAACTAAAGATTATAGTAAATTCAAGATTAGATTAGACAATAGAGAAAAAGGAATTGATCGGAACAACTTAAAACGGTTGATTGATTCTATAAGAAAAAACAATCTGCTTGAATTAAGGCCGATTAACATAAATAATAATTGGGAAGTGATAGACGGAATGCACCGACTTGAGGCTGCTAGGCAATTGGGTTTAGAAATATATTACAATAAAACAGATGATATAAGCCATGAAGATATGCTATTGCTTAATGTTGGAAAAACATGGGGACTTGGAGACTATCTAAATTATTTTTGCTATCATGGCTTTCAAGAGTATATAAAATTAAGGGAGTTTATAAATAGGCATGATATTGGAGTTAAAACAGGTTTGGTTTTAACGATGAGAAGAGATAAAAAATCGTTTACAGGATATAAAGAAGGTGGATATAAATTTACTGATGATGAGATTGATTCAAAGGTAGATTTGGTATGGGAATCTATTGAATATATTAATAAATCTAAAGGGTATTGCAATTATACAAATTCCGGTAGATTTTGGGCTGCGATCTGTAGATTATTCGCTATTGGAAACTTTGATGAGGCAATATGGAAAAGAAACTTATATAAATTAGTAGAAAGAATCGGACCAAGAGCTAATATAAAAGATTATTTTACTTTATTTGTAGGAATTTACAATTGGAAAAACACTGAAAAGCTTAACTTGGATTATAAAGAAATAGAATAAAGAACAAAGCCAATGGATTTAACTATTTGTTGGCTTTATCTCATTTAAAATATTTTCTAAATAAATAGTTAATTCTTCTATAAGAATAACCATGTTTTTAAAAGATTCGTGAACATTTGAATCATCCATGTTTAATTTTTTTTGTTCTTCAATCAGGATTCTTAATTTTTCCATAATTCTTTGATATTAAAAGTTGATGGGAGGGTTTAGGCAATTCCAAACTTAGCTCTAAATTATCTTGTATATCGGAAAGAATTAAATCATAGTCGGGCTTCTCTCGGCTTAATTCGCGTACGAAAAGAACTATCTCTCCTTTGGGCCATGCAGTCCAAGTTTTAGATCGCAAGAGCCATACAATCTGCGCATCATCTTCCCAAATGATACCTTGCAATGCATCGTTAAGGAATTTCTCCAGATTATCCCCATCAGGCCGGTTTGTATGAGGAAAACAATGTTGCGTTCGCCTTGCTGTTCCTTTGCGTGCTTTAGGCAGAGGCATACGGAATTGAATGATTACTAATAGAGGGCCATGCATCTTAACAAAGTCCACAGCCTTTGCAGCTTCTTGAGCTGCTAATCCCAATGCTTGCATACCCCTATTCGATGGATTGTACCAGCGTTGGTGAGCCAATTTTACAGACGCTTTGGGCTTTGGGGTGAAGGGAAGGGTCATTTTTAAAGCACTCATATTGATACCATGTCATGAATTGAATAACTGTTCTGGGTTTATCGCTGTAGTATTTTTCAGCATCTATTTTGCAAAATTGGGCGTGAGTATTGAATATCACTTTCCTTCCTATCTCCAAAAAGGTTAGCAAGTAGTCGCAAATCTCAAAGCCTTTTGTTGCCGGGACTTTTTCGCCCTTTAATTCTTTTGCGGTGATCTGAACGTTTTCAGGGGGAGCAACGTAAAAGGTTATGATTAGCACGAGGGGCGTTTTCGTATTGTATTGCGCCCTGAAAAAACATTTCAGAATAGAAGTAAATTTTGGTCTGCGAAAAAATACTGCTGCTTGATTTTTAGTGCCGACTGCGTATTTAATACTATACGGGACTGGCTCGCCGGGTAGCTCTAATTGCATATCGACGGCGCCAGACCGCATTATCTTTTGTTCTTTTATCCGCTGTTTTAGGCTCATAATTCTTCCGCTGACGAGATAATTTCGTCGTATAGACGCTCTGTTAAGGGCAAAAATTGTTCTCCAAGGATCCGGTTAGCTTCCTTGGCCGCCACTTCCGCTGCATATTCACAGAGCTTAAGCCATGAATCAAAAAGGCAGTTCGTCGGCCCAGTCAGAGGATGGGTCACTTGGTATGATATTGGCTGAGAGATGAGGTGCTTTAATTTTTTCAAGTTTTTCCTCCGAAAGATATGGGATTATAGAATCAACCACTTGAGATTGTAAGTTTTCATATTTATTTTTATCTGGGACGACTACAAGCGGAACAAAATGATCTGTCCCATTAGAATTTACTTTCTTTGATGGAAAAGAAAACCATTGCCTGCTTTCTTTTCGAAAGAAAAGACAATCCTTAACCTTTATACCATTAAAAATAAAAACTATAGAAAATGAGGCTAACAAAGCCCCTTTGTTTATAATCTTTACATCCTCAATCACAAAATCATTCATTTGACTTCCTTTATTTTCAATTCAGTATATCCATCCCAGATGGGTTCGTAAAAAAGATAAGTAGTTCCCTCGATTCCAAACATTCGGTTTTTTTCGACCTTGACTTTAACTTTATTTGGATCAGATTGCTTGTCTGTACGCGCACATCTATGCAAAACAATTATGTTATCCGCGTATTGTTTGATAGACGAGGAGCCTTTAAGGGAATGCATTCCTATTTCATCCATACCAGAACCGCTTTGACGAGGATGACAAATGAGAAGAAAGTGCATCCCGAGGCTAAAAGCAAGCTCATGTAATTGCTTAACAGTGTCATCTATCGCCTCGTGTACTCTTTCCCTTCGTGTATTTACTAGGTAGTCCAAATGATCTAACATCACAACTTGTATGCCCATCTTCTTTGCGTTTAGCAATTGATTAGAGAGAGCGCTAATATCCGTTCCGATGGTATTAGGATTGATGTATACCTTGTACCTGCTCGCCCACTCATCAAATTGCTCTTCTTCGTGCGTGCTGAAATTACACATCTTCATCGGGCGGCGAAGTACGATCGAAGCCAGTTTACGCATAATGGTTTCGGGACGCATTTCCCATGAGTTAATCCATACCGGAATGTTTTGCATGGCACAGTTAATAATCAATTGCGTACAAAAAGTAGTCTTTCCTGCCCCTGTGTCCGCCGTGATTACCGTTACCTCTCCCTTGCGAATACCTCCCATGTAATAGTCCAAGGAAGCCCAGCCAGTCGAATATCCCTTCTCGATTTGGTTTCGATAGGAAGCCGGCAAATCACCTAAAGGAGTGATATAGTTTATATTGTCTGAGTCGCATTTAGAAGTAATAGCTCTTCCCTTCCTTTCCATAAATCCTGTAAATATAAATCTAAAAATGGTCTGATAGGCGATTCAATTTCTTCAAATATTTCCATTGTTGGGGTAGTGTAAGATGGAGAAGCATTCGAAAGCCAATGGAGGATAAATCCTAGATCGCCCTTCCGATTTTTACCCTTTCGAGAGCATAACCAGATACCCATTTTCTTTAATTCGAAATCAAAATTGATAGAAGGAAAAGTATCTTTTAATTGAAGGATTTGCTCGGGAGAAAGACCTACGAATTGTAGTTTATCCCGATCAAAATAGATATTAGTATGCTTATCCTTAGTCACTTATAAAAAGCTCTTGGAATTTTAACATACTTCATGTAGTGTGTTCTCAACATTGTAACGAATGTGTTGTCGTGAACTTCTTACAGGAAGTTTTCTAAGTTTAAAGGGGACTTTTACAGAAGTTCCCTTTTTCTTTTTTTAAAATATTCTATCTTATCTTTCTGTACAAGAGAATATTACGAAAATTAATCCCATTTGCTTTTACCGCAGAGAGGGCAATAGATAATCCCTTCCATATTGTCATATCCGCAATCTGGATTCTTACAAATCCATGTAGAGATAGGTATAGAATATATTTCTCCCTCAATATGCAGAACTATTTGGTCGGGGATGTGTCGAGAGCTACATTCGGATTTACCATGAAGAAAACCGAAGACTGTAAGAAACAAAATGAGAAGAAACATCTTGAAAAGAATCCATTTATCTTCTCTGCACACTGAATTTTTATAATTTTCCTTGAGTAAATTTTTCTCACTTAGTGATAATTGTTTAATCATAAATTCCTCTAATTGAAACGGTTATGTAAGTTTCTTCTACTACGTCTAAAGCATTCTCGTAATCGTTCATTATCGCTATAGACATAAGATAAAGCGTTCCTGATTAACTCTTGAACGCTGATGATATTTCCTGTTTGAATGGACTCCAAGCCTGCAATGTCTTTAAGAAGCACATACATATTTTTTGTCATTCTCACGGAAACTATAGTAGTTTCTCCTTTAAACACTTTCTTAGCCATAAAAATTTTACCCCTTCCCTTAACTGGCAAAATAATTCTTGGCCCCAATCTTGACAAGATCGTTGTTGCCTAAATTAAAAATAAAAGGTAAATTAAAATTTTATTTCACAAGGAGAGAAAAAATGGAAGAGGACAAATCTGAGACAAAAATAAAAACAAATATTTACAAGTATGGAGTGGCAGCTCTAGTTTCTCTATACATCGGGTATTGTATTTGGAGTTTTCTATGCCTTTAAGTTTACCCCGTGTCACTGAGATTTTGAAACCGTATACCCACTTCAATAATGTACCGCCTTCCGTTTTAAAACGAGCGGCAGCCCGTGGAAGTACGGTTCATGCTCTTTGCGCGGGCATTGCATCAGGAGATTGGGTTCCAGATACCATGATAAACGCTGAATACGCTGAATATGTACAGTCATTTGTAAAGTGGATGCACGCTCAAGTTAAAGAATTTGTGATAATTGAAACCAGATATACGGATAGAGATCTTGGCTATACAGGGCAGATTGATTTCGTCGTAAAAGGTAGTGATGATCATCTATATTTAGTAGATATCAAGACTAGCAGCTCAAAGCAATTAACATATGCTTTACAGCTGGGCGCATATAAGCATTTGTTGGACAATGAACGAATTCCAATAAGCGGGGGAATGATCGTCTATTTAGATAAGGAGGGAAAGTTCCCCGATATTGATTTGTATGAAGATCTCAGGGAAGAAAGAGATATCTTCTTCTCAGCACTCGAATGTTATTATTATTTCCACAAAAAAGGATATATGAATGCAAGAAAAAATAGTTCCGCTCGATGAAGAATTAACACCTATGAAGAATATCCATCAGAGAATGCACGCGGTAATGACTGATCTGGATTATATAGAGAAAGGTGATGCTAAAGTTAATGGCCAATACAGATTCGTTTCACATGATCAAGTCACGTCTAAAATTCACCCTCTTTTAGTTAAACATAGACTGCTCATTCTACCCTCCGTCCATGAATGCCTACAGGAGAATAATCGTACTAAAATTACCCTACAACTGGCGATTATAAATATAGACCAGCCAGGCGACTATGTATTGGTGCAATTTCCAGGTTATGGAATAGATTCGGGTGATAAAGGAATAGGCAAGGCAATTTCCTACGCATACAAATACGGGTTGCTTAAGACGTTTTGTTTGGAGACGGGTGATGACCCGGATAATGATGCGAATGCCAGCTATGAGCCTCCTAAGTGCCTAGAATTCGAATCTTTGGATATTAACCCAAAAGATATGATAAAGATGAGGAAATTTTTAGAACATAGCGCTAAGACTTTGAATCAGCATGTTGAAGATGTGAAACGAGAGGCTATGAAAAGGCCCGAAGATTTCCTTAAGGCTTTTGATAAATGGACACCCAAAAAAAAGGATGAATAATGAAGATTTTATTGGCACTAATTACGGCGATTATGCTACAAGGATGTGCGGGTATGATCCCAGGTCTTACTCAGGCGATAGACGATGCCGTCACGGATCAGGCCGTCGATGTTCAGATTGACAAGGCTGCCATGCAAAAGGATACTGACATCCATATTATCGTGGATATCATCAATAAGGATCCGGTTAAGTGAGCGGTGAATGTGATCTATGCGGAGAGCATACGCTAGATTGTAAATGTAGAGATAAAAAGATGCATAAGAAAACACCCAAGAGATTCCCTCCAAAAGTTATCTATGAGGCATTTGAAACACTTTTGGGTTCCTCTATAAAGTTGACAGAATATATTTTTACTAAACCAGATGTATTTAAAGATATGTCTATAGATCAACAATATTATTTATCTTTAATTGTTCATTATTATGCAGTTTTAATGGATAAATCTGATGATTTATATACTAATAAAGATATATCTAACACTATAGATTTCGAACCAAAAAGAAGAGAAGCAATGAGAGAAGTTATTCGCATTGCAGAAGAATTCAAGTTAGAACTCGGGGACTAAGACCCCCGCGGTGGCTGCAACACCGAGGCTGGAAATGATTGCGGGAGAACACGAGCCTAGTTCTTTTAGTTCAATGCGATCTGATTAGTCAATTGAGGGAGCATTTGCATAGTCATAAAAAATTCCTGTAAAGAAATACTCACCGGGGCAGCTCGAACTTCAAATGCAGCGGAAGTGGCGATCGGCAAATATGTTATTTTTAGCGCATCAGTCCCGGTCGTAGTCTGAGTGTAAGTTATACTTTCTGTTCCCTGATTCTTTATTGTAATATCAAAAGAACATAGTGGCCAAATTAAAAATGAGCTTTGATTTATATCAGGAAAATTTCTTACCAATAAGGTATAATAGGCTAATAAATATTGAAACCACAATGCGTAATCAGATTTAGACAATGTATATCCTGAAATATTTTCAAAAATAATTGCATTGCCTGAATAAACTATCTGATCAACCATCGTTGCACCAGTATAAAATGAAATAGTCTGAGTTTGTCCGACTAAATCCAATGTTGTCTGAGATGTTAAAGCCATATTACCTTCATATTAAATATTTAAGAAAACTCAACAATTATAATCAAACCCCCTCCACCATTTCCACCAGCTCCTGAGGATGCATTCGCATTGCTTCCTCCTCCGCCCCCGCCTCCGCCACCACCTGGACTTCCTCCGTTTCCACCAGTACCTGAAGTGGATCCTAAGACACAACCTCCTCCGCCGCCACCACCTTGCCCACCTGTCACAATACCACCGGCTGTTAGTTGGCTAGCTCCGTTAGCTCCGTTGATTGTTCCCGTAGATATACCTCCACTAGCCACAGGAAAAACGGTAATCGATGGCCCTATTGTATTTGTATATGCTCCTCCATTTCCAGCTTGTCGAGCTGTAACGGCATCAAAGCCACTTCCTCCTGCCCCACCCGTATTTTCAAACCAACTATTGCTTGATGAGTTGTTTGAAACGTTCGATCCTGTGGTGTTTGATCCCGGAGAGCCTGCATTAGTGCCGGCTTGATTGTTGGAATAATTCGTAATCATACCAATTGTTGAAACCGCACCCCCAGCAGCCGTGGTTGCTGTTCCTCCGATTCCACCTAAACCCGCCGTAGCTGTAAGATATGAGCCAAATGTCGTTGGACCGGATCCAGGCGAGCCAGTCACCCCGTTGGTAGTAGTTGAAGTTTGTCCTGTTCCTCCAGCGCCTCCACTTCCAACTGCATATGTCTCAGTTGCTCCAAAAAATTGGGCTGGGCCTTCAAAAACAAATACTCCTCCAGCTGATCCGCCACCGCCGCCGCCTGCTGCCGTTGTAAGACCTAATCTACCACTACCACCGCCACCGCCAGGTCCCCAACCATAAACCTCTATATATTTAGTATTTGCAGCCTTGGTCCATGTACCCGAATTACCCGCAGTAAATGTCGTTGTTAAAATTGTTGATGGTGCGGCTTGAAATGTAGGTTGGGCGCTTATGCCATTTGAGGTTAAGACTTGACCCGCGGATCCAGGAGCGACATTATTGAATGAGTTAGCCGGGCCACCCGTGACCGTATTGTATTGAAGGAGAGTACCAGAAGGACCAGGAGATCCTCCCCCAGAACCTAGGTTTCCAGATGAATCAACATAGACTGGAACGCCGGATGATGTAGTTGAACCGAATATGCCAGCAATCTGACATGCCGTTTGATTGGCAGCAGTCCCTATCCTTAATCTTCCTGAGTCGCCTGTAGTCCCGGTGCTTCCGATCACTATGTTATTTGATTCACTTGACGTATAATTCGAGCCTGCCGAATTTCCTATTCCAATATTACTATTTCCTGAAGTCAAGGAGGGAAGTGCATTATTTCCAAAAGCATTATTGGCCGACCCGGTATTGGCAGTTAAAGAAAAATAGCCGATACTCGTATTTCCTCCACCGCTAGTTGTGGCATATAGACTTGCTGCACCGATCCCCGTATTTCCAATACCTGAACTTATGGAATGCAACGCCGATTGACCTAAACCTGTATTTCCGGAAGACGAA